CGTTTACAGCTACGGTAACTCAAGGCGATATTGTAGTAAACACTTTAACTTACGAGTCTTCAGAAATATCTTCTGTAGTGAGTGATACTGTATTATCTTTAGACGATGATATATTTACAGCATTCCATCAGACGTATTCTATATTTTCATCTGCTCAGAATGAAGCAGAAAAAGTTAGTAATAGCAAGATTACTATGTTAAACACCTCAACACTTACAAAACCTACGAAAATATTTCCGGTTTACAGTGAAGAAGGTAGCTTAATAACTTTGTTACCTAAAACTATAAAGAATGAAGGTAGTTTGTTGGCTCAGTATATTAGATACCCTAAAGAACCTAAATGGACTTTTATCTCTATACTAGGTGGAGAACCGGTTTTTGATCAGACTCAAACGGACTATCAAGACTTTGAACTTCCTTTAGATGACGCAGTTACACTAGTTACAAAGATACTTCAATACGCAGGTCTTTCTATAAGAGAGGTAGGAGTAGTTCAGTTTGGACAAGCAGAAGAAGCAAAAGAATCTCAAAAATAATTATAAATGGCTTATATATCACAATATCAATACTACGAAAATGGAGGAGCTATTCCTGAAGATGAAAACTGGGGTTCTTATCAGTACGTTACGCTTAAAGACATAGTAAACAACTTCATGTTGATGTACGCAGGAAACCACTCATTAATAAATAATGAAGAGAGGTATAAGGTTTTGTTTCACGCTAAAAGGGGTGTACAAGAGCTTAATTACGATGCGTTTAAGGAAATAAAAGCGTTAGAGCTTAATGTGTCTGACTTACTTAGATTTGTTTTGCCACCTGATTACGTTAACTGGGTAAGAATTTCTTTGTATAAGGATGGCGTATTGAGACCACTTACAGAAAATATTCAAGCAACATCTTCTGACGCTTATCTTCAGGATAACAACTACAGAATACTTTTTGACATTGACGGAAATGTTTTAAAGCCAGAGTTTTCTTTCTTAGATGAAGGCAGGATTAAAGGAACTAAAAAAAGTATATACCTAGGTCCAGGAAAGTATAATGGACAATTAGGGTATAGCATTGATGGTGATTGGTATTTTGATTATAATATTGGAGCGAGATACGGATTAAATACAGAGACTGCTAATTCAAATCCTACATTTAGGATAGATAAAAAGTCTGGAGTAATAAACTTTAGCTCAGAAATGGCAGGTGAATTATGTGTATTGGAATATGTTTCGGATGGTATGGAGAACGGAGACGAATCAAGCATTAGTGTAAACAAAATGTTTGAGGAGTTTATTTACGCATATATCAGGTACTCTATACTTAATTCTAAGTTAGGAGTTCAAGAATATATAGTAAATAGAGCTAAGAAGGACAAATCATCACTTCTAAGGAACGCAAAAATCAGAATCAGCAATATACATCCTGGAAGACTTTTAATGAATATGAGAGGTCAGAATAAGATTATAAAATAATATGGCGAATACAACTAGAACTTTTACTAAAGGAAGAATGAATAAGTCTATCGATGAAAGACTTATGCAAGATGGTGAATATATTGATGCGCTTAATGCTAGACTAAACTCTACAGAGGGAAATAATGTCGGTTCTATAGAAAACTCATTAGGAAACCTATCACTAACCAATTTAACTTATACTGACGGAACTCCATTAAGTGTTGATGCTAGATGTATTGGAGCTTTTGAGGATGGTTCAAACGAGAGATTATTTTGGTTTGTTCACGACCCATCATTTACGGTTGGAGCTACTGGAAAGCTTGATTTAATACTATCATTTGATACCAAGACTAATTTTTTAAATTATCATGTTATAAGTATTGATGATGGAGGTGGTGTAGATACCACATTAAATTTTAATCCTGAGTATTTAATAACAGGTATTGATTTGATTGAAAACTTATTGTTTTTTACTGATGACTATAACGCTCCTAGAAAGATTGATGTAGATATTAGCTATGCATTCCCTACCGTAAACATTGATACTGATTCTCTTGTTTTTGCTGAGTCTATCCTTGTAATAAGAAAACCTCCAGTTACTTCTCCTACTATTCAGATGTTAGATATAGTTAAGGATGTAAACTATATGGAAGACAGGTTTGTTTGCTTTGCGTACAGGTATAGATATGCTAACAACGAATACTCTGCAACATCACAGTTTTCAGGACCTGCATTTTTTCCGAAAAACTTTCTTTTAAGTAACGAGAACTATCTTAATGAAGGTATGGAGAATAGGTATAATGCAGCTATAATAACGATTGATACAGGAGGACCTTTAGTTGTTGGAATAGACTTGTTATTTAAAGATGCTGATGACCCTATTATTAGAGTTATAGAGAAAATAGACAAGAGGCAAAAAGGGTGGGGAAATAATCAATCAAAAACTTATACTTTTGATAACAGTAAGATTTACACAATACTTCCTGATTCAGAAATACTAAGGTTATACGACAACGTACCTAGGTTTGCGAAAGCTCAAACTAGAATGAGTAATAGACTTATTTACGGAAATTACATAGATGGTTACGACTTAAAAGATGTTAATGGTCAAGATTTGAACCTAAAGTATTCTACCAAGTTACTTTCTGAAGATGTGGTTTCTGATGGTATGCCTGTCACAAAAACTTCTACTACGTATAACATACCTTCTGCATTACCAACAGTTACTGTAGCAGACGGAGTAGTTAACTTTGATTTAACATCTTTAGCAGCTATAGACCCCTTGACAGGAAATACTAAGTTGGTATCAGGGTCTTCAATCAATTTTAATATTGATTTTTTAAATTCCACTTATGCAGGAACTCCTGTTCTACCTACCACAAGAAACTCTTTTTCTGTCAGTTTTTTATTTAACTTAAACAGGAATTATACTTCCGTTATTGATTTAGCTACAAGCACAGAGTTTTTAGATAGAGTAGGAACTAGTTTAAATATACTGCCTGTATATGACCTTGTTAATCCTACGTCATGTTCAGGAAACACCTTTACAGATGCATACAACTGTGCCGTACCTAATATGCTTCACAATAGTGTAGTATATACAAAATATCAAAGTGGAGTAAACACACCAGGAGACCCTATAGAAATATCTATACCTTCTACTAATGTAATAGGAATGAAGTTTCCTGCTATGAATTATGTTCAAGACCCATTTAATCCAACAGTAGATTATTTTTGGAATTATTTTTATGTTTATTCAGCATCTTCTACATTTTTTAAATTTAGTGCTAACAGAAGCTTACATAGTGACAGGGGATACGAGATAGGTATCGCTTACATGGATGATTTTAATAGGTCAACTACAGCGTTAGTAAGTAATAGAAATACAGAACACGTTCCTTGCTCTGCTTCAGATTTAAAAAACAGTATACAAGTTAATATACCACCAAGCCAAAAACCGCCAGGGTGGGCTACTAGATATAAGTTTTTAATAAAGCCTGATAAAAAAGGATACGAAACTGTATACACTCAGATGTATTTTAATGAGTCAGGAACTGCATTTACTTATTTTTTATTAGAAGGAGAGAACGCTAGAAAAGTAGAGGAAGGAGACACGTACACTATAAAAACTGACGCAGGAGGACCTTTAGATTCATGTGGTAGTGCAACTGTATTAGAAAAAAAAGCACAGCAAGAAGGTTTTATAACTACAAGGTCAGGAATCGACCCTCCTTCAGGGGTTTACATGAAAATAAATTCATCAGATTTAAGCACTATAAATTCCTCAAGTGCTGTTTGGCAAGATAAAGATACCAAGCAAGCAACATCAAAGTATTCAGGAACTCTTATTTCATTATCTACCAATAACTTAGCCATTCCTGTAAACACTAAGATAAAAATTAAGTTTGAATATACTAGAATAGGAGAAGGCTTAGGGAATAAAAGTTGCGAAGCAAGGTCTTACACATTTGACGAAACTTTCACATCAAGTGCTAACTATGCGGATGTTCAGGCATGGTTTATTGGTGATGGGATTCAGTCTAGTATTAATAATGGAACAGGAGTTCCTGCATCTGGAGGTGCTGGTTCTAATTGTCCACCAAATAATGTGTACTCATCTGTTGGTAGATTTCCTAATCTTTGTGCTAACTACTGGTATTTTGACGTAGTTGGAGGAATTTTACACCTTATTATTACAACCACTACAGCTTGCGGAAGCAATTCAAAAAATCAAGTAAACGCAAGTGGAGAGATTACTATATATCAAGCTAATAGTGGAATAATATTTGAAACTCAGCCTTTAGACGCTTTACCAGATGTTTTTTACGAATCAAGTCAATCGTTTCCAATCACAGGAGGTTTTCATGAGGGTAATTTGCAAAATCAAAGCAATATACAATCTGCAATTATAAATACAGATTTTTTTAACTGCTACACTTTCGGTAACGGAGCTGAGAGTTATAAGATTTTAGATTCTATAACAGGTAGAACTTTTAGTTTAGGAAATAGAGTACTGTCTGTTTCTGCAGAAGATTATAAGGAGGCTGATAGATTTTCTGACCTTACTTATAGTGGGGTTTATAACGATGAAACTAACGTCAATAAACTAAACGAATTTAACTTAGGTCTTCTTAACTTTAAACCATTAGAGGATTCTTTTGGAGAAATTCAAATTCTTGATGGTAAGAAAACTAATGTCTTGGTATTACAAGAAGATAAAATCTCCTATGTACTAGCAGGGAAGAATATTCTTTCTGATGCAGGCGGTGGAAGTGCTTTAACTTCTGTTCCACAGGTATTAGGGCAACAAGTCACAAAGACTGAGGATTATGGTATAAGCAATAACCCTGAGAGCTACGTGAAGTGGGGATTAGATAAATTCTTTACTGACGCAAAAAGAGGAGCTGTACTACAAATGAAAGGTGTAGACGAGACTGCTGGAGACCAACTAAAAGTAATATCTGAACAAGGTATGCGTTCTTGGTTTAGAGACTTGTTTATCAATGAATTTAATACTCAAAAGCTAGGAGGGTTTGACCCTTATATGAATGAGTATGTATTGTCTTCAAACGATATATTATTGCCTGCTGAGGTAGGATGCTCTGATTGTAATGACTTTAGAGTTATTGATGTTCAGTCAAATAATGATTATACATACTGCGTAGACGTAGGTAATATAGTTGGATTCACTGAAGTTAGGTGGAATATCCCTGGGTTAATTGAAGATGTTACTATTGATGTTGTTTACAACTCGGTAACTTACACATCAGGTGCTGTTACTGTACCAGGAAGTATAAGCATACCTAAAAGTCTTGCTGGGCAAACTCAATTTGATATAACTATAAGCACTACAGGTTCAGTACTTGGGCTAGAGGTTTTTGTAGGGTGTCCAGACCCTAACAACGTGAGTATAAC